TGCCTTTTGGCATAGCTGGAGTCTACCCCTCGTAGACCTATCTGTTCGATCCCGAAGCAGGCTTCATGAAGTTTCACATGATTAACCAACTAATCCTAGGCTAGAACGAGCCGGTAAACCGGTGTCCGCACTGTAGGAAGTAGTGATGCATAATATTATCTCTTATTGAGCTTCCAGGGTATATCCCTGAGACTCTGCACCTGAACGAGGTGACCTGTAGAGAAATCGCAGGCCTTAATGTAATATTCCCTCTCACCATGGTGGAAAGGCTTACACCCTTACTCCGCTGTAAAGCTTCTGTGAAGGTGGATGAAGAAATTTTAAAAAAATAAAAGTAACCAATATGATTAAATTTAGTTTTCTAAGTTCTTCACCTAAGCGTTCTGAGAAAGTCTGGATCTCCTTATCGGAGATCTTCCACTTTCAAAGATTCTTAGGCCTAATCCTCTTTGGTGAAGTTATACCAGATTCCAGAATATTCGTTAATCGAATCAAATCTCTTATTAAGAGAAATGGTTGGGGGTTCACTTTTAGTTATCTAAAAGAAGCCTCCAGAATAACTGTACACTTCCTTTCTGGTCAACCCGTCAAACCTGATTATAAGGGTTTAAGGGTTAAGATTGACAAGGTAGGTCTGCCTAAGATCTTGCCAGCTGCTTGGAGGCTTAATGCCTCAAGTAGCGTGCTGTGGTCTAGGTTTATCCTATCGTCCTTGCAGATCTTTAGAGTATTTCCATATCAGCCTCGCCCAAAACTGGACTCAATCTTGAATCCATTCATAGGTATTGTTAAAACTCTACCTGATGCTTTAGTTTTGGAAGTTGGGAGAACTCTAGGATTTCGCCCCGATAAGCGCTCGAACAAAATTCGAATGCACTTATCTGAGAAAGCTGGACCAAACTCGAATAAAGCTACTCATTCATCATTCCTTGATGCCTAGGCATTTTGGGGTGATTTTCGATCGCTTTATGCGTTCCTAAGATTTGTACCTTGGACATATAAGAATTTACTTCCTATTTGTTCATTGTTACTAATCTAGGTTTTGGGCCTCCCATAGTATATCGTCTACCATGTTAAAGGGTAGAGACTTAAAATGGGTAAGCTTAGTGTGGTTAGAGATCAAGCGGGAAAGGCCCGTATAGTTGCTATTGCCAACTATTGGATACAAAGTGCTCTATACCCTTTACATGAATATATTTATTCATGGTTGAAGGGAATAGACTCCGACGGTACATACGATCAATCTGGTGCTCTAGAGCGCCTGATTGCTCGTAGTCCGAAGGGTTGTACTTTTCATTCAATAGATCTGACTGCTGCAACTGACAGGATTCCTGTTGACTTCCTTGCTCAGATCCTTTCGCTCTTCGGAGTTAGAGGTGATTAGTGGAGAATTCTACTGGACCTTACTTGGTGGTATAAAGATACCCCGATTAAGTATTCTGTCGGTCAAGGTATGGGAGCTTACTCCTCGTGGGCTATGTTGGCAACTTTTAACCATTTTTTGGTTAGAATTGCTGCATAGCGTGCAGGTTTATCAGCAACCTTCGACGGCTATGCCGTCTTAGGTGATGACGTTGTCATTAATGATGATAATGTTGCTCTTCACTACCGTAGTTAGTTAGACTCATAGGGCATTACTGTTAGCGAGGGAAAATCTCTCGTTAGCGATAAATTCTGTGAATTTGCGAAACAACTAGTTGGGCCTGAGGTTACGTATACTCCTATTGGAGCTGGTCTAGTTCTGAACTTTGTTCGTTATAGACTAAATGCGTATCCCCTTCTTCTTGATCTTTACCGATTAGGTTTTATCGATTTTAAGACTCCTGCTCGAGATTTCCTTAGTCGCTTTTCCTTAACGGAAGGCAACATAAGGTTAATTTTAGCAGCTACCTTCTTTCCTGGTTCAACCGTGGTCTCCAAAGGTCATGGGAGTTTAGCCGATGTACTATTCGATGGAGGGTTAAACCGAGGTGTTATATTATCACTTTATCAAGGTCTTTTGACCGAGGTAGGTGACACTATACGCGAAGGTATAGCTCAGACTTTAAAAGAAGACGCCTATTACTACCGTTATTGGTGGTCTTAGGTTCCTTCTTCTCAGGTCACTGCTTAGAGTTTCTACGAGCGTGTACTCTATTAGTAGTCCCCTGCTTTCTGGGTCTATACCCTACATGCAATACGCACATAGGAAGACTTAAGAAATCAGTTGAAGTGGTTCGCGACGTTGAGTCGCAATCCTTCTATGGACGACTTAGAGGCTTTATTTGGGGAAAAGATTCTTCCTGGTTTATCCAGTAAGTCTCTTAAGGACACCCGAGTCTCTCTTCAGAAAGCTAGTCGAGTCTTCCGCTATTCATTTATTGATAAGCGTAAGATGGAACAGGCGTTTCTGAACAAGAAGAAGAAAATTATTACGTTCTCTTCTACCGACTGGATCTAATATAGCTCACTTGAGCGAGATTAGGTGCTTATCCAATTAAGAATTGGAGGGAACACTAAAATCCTTAGGGAGGGGTGTGTTCCTAGCTATACCTCAAG